CTCTGAAACTTGGTAAAGGGTCTCGGAGTGCCGCCCAGTGTCGACGAGCACCCTGCCGAACTGGTCAGCGTCTAAGTGATCAGGGTGAACACCTGGCAAGTACTCCCTGGCGGTGAGGTCCCAGCGCTTCAGGGCAAGGTCGGAAACTGAATAGCCATAAGTGCGGTACGGGATGTTCTTCTCGCGATGCTCAGAATAGGGATCGTCTTCATCATCCTCCAAATGTGCGGCAAAGTGAGAGCGGCGAGGAGGAAGAATGCTGAACGCGCCACCTGGAGGAGCGAGCCCCATGGGAGTGGTTTGTGGTTGAACGTTGCGGGGGTCGTGGCGGCGGCGGCCACGGACACGCTGGTGCATGTCTGGGAGTGTCGGGCTGGAAGAACGCGCCCTGGGCTTGGCCAAACCTGGCGGGGCACGGCCGCCGCGAGGGCGGTAGCGCCGGTAAGCGAGGCGACGGCGCGTCTCGGCCTCCACCTGAATGAAGGCGCGCGCAGCTTCCATGGCAGGGTGTTCCTGTGGTAGCTCCAAGTCCTCGAGTGGAGGCGCAGGGGCGTCGTCTGAAGGATCCGGCTCGCAGGGAGGAATGGATATGCGCTCAAGTCCCAAACCGTCGGGCGTGGCAACGAGCTCGAAAGCCGGTGAAGTCAATAGATACACCCAAGGCGTGGGAAGTGGATTGTTCTGAGGCCAAGGGTAATTCATGTGGAACAAATAGGCGTGATCGCGCAAGATACGCATCGCTTTGAGAAACCGCGCGGTAGAAAGAGGCTCCTTGGAGCTCGACAAAGTCTTGAGAAAGCGCGGATCGACGGCAACGCCATAAGGGCTTTGATGCACGTACGGAGAGAAAGCGGGGTGGTCGGCCTTGTCCACGCAAAGCTGCGCAAGGCGGAACAGGTGCGCGGCATCGATCCGAGGATCTGACGCGCCCGCGACGAGCAGGGAAGGGGATTGCTTGTCCTTGGCCAACTCGAGAATTTCTTGAAAGGCCTCTTCCGTCATGGACTCAGGCACAAGAGAGCGACGGTGGACACCCCAAAATGGATCGGGTCCATCGTCATCCTCCAGATCCGCCCAGTCACCTGAAACAAGCTTTCCGTTGACAAGAATGGCCCTGTTCTTTCGGCCGCGGGCGTCCTCGACCAAAGACTGTTCAAGCCTGGAACGAGAGTCTGTGCCACGAGCAAATTCTGTAGGATCTTGCTCGTTTCCGCCCACCTTTCTAGCCGCGTGTGCTGCATCCTGTCTGATGCGGGCCTCCGTTAGGTCTTGATCTCGCTCATGTCTACCTCTGTGGTGCTTCTTGCCTTTCTGAGTGTGTTCGTAAAAGTCGTCGCCTTGCGTTTCGTGCTCTTCGTCTTCGAACTTCTCATAATCACGAGCCGTGCCCATGGTGACGCCATAACGTGTTTCCAACGTAGTTGGATCGTGATCCTGGGCGTACCGCGGGGCCATCTGTTTCTTGCGATTTTC